AAGAAATTTCCTTTTGTTTCAACCGCAATCTGTTCCATGAATTTGAAAGGTTGCTCCACGTTAAATTCTTTACCACATCCCATTTTTACTAACAAACCATCAACAACAAACTCCAAATATTGTTTCATTAGGTTTGAGTTCATACCGATTAAAGACACTGGAAGTGATTCAGTGATAAATTCTTTTTCAATTTCTAACGCTGAAAGTAAAATTTCTTTAATACGTTTTTCTGATGGTCTTTCTTCCAAGTGGTTATTTAATAAGTGAATTGCAAAATCACAATGTAAGTTTTCATCTTTAAAGATAAGTGAATTAGCATTACATAATCCTTGCATAATTCCTCTTGATTTCATCCAAAAAATAGAACAAAAAGAACCTGAAAAGAAAATACCTTCAACAGCGGCAAACGCAACTAATCTTTCTGCAAATGATGCGTTTTCAATCCATTCTAATGCCCATTTTGCTTTCTTTTGAACTGCAGGTAATCTATCAATCGCGTTGAAACACTCGTCTTTTTCTTTTGCGTTTGAAATGTAAGTATCAATCAACAAAGAATACATTAATGAATGAATATTTTCCATAGCAAGTTGGAATCCATAAAAGAATTTTGCTTCAGGATATTGAACCTCGCGATAAAAATTTTCTGCCAAATTTTCATTTACAATACCATCTGAAGCCGCGAAAAACGACAATACATTCTTGATAAAGAATTTTTCATTCTCTGTTAAATTTTCCCAATCTCTAATATCGTTGGTTAAATCGACTTCTTCTGCGGTCCAAAACGCAGCTTGGTGTTGTTTGTAGTATTCCCAAATGTCGTTATGTTCGATTGGGAAGATGACAAAACGTCCAGGATTTTCTGTTAATATTTTTTCCATAGTTTAATTAAATTAAGATTGTTGTTCTTTTAACCTCTTTTTTTCTAAGAGTTCTTTTACACGATTTTTGTTTCTTTCTTCTTTTTGTTCTTCCAAACCTAAGAAAGTCATACTTTGTTCTGTGTCTATTTCTAACATTGCATTATCAAACTTACAGTTTTCAAATACAATTCCGTCTTTGCCAATTCTTGACTTTGTTATGGCAATTGTTGCTAAGTTCATTTCTTTTTGTTGTAAACTTTTTGCAACTGTAATAATTACGTGACCCACTTGTGCTTTTTTGATTGAGCCTCCCATTTGGTCTGTGGTGACAACTTCAGAAGATATAGAGTTACGATTACCTTGGGTTGCTGTCCATCCTGCAATATCTAATTCATGACACAGAGCTTCAAATGCCCTCATGACTGACCCCTCACTTTTCCATTCATCACCTAACATTTTATCAGGTACAACACAATCAATGTAGTCCAAAATAATCATATCAACTTTGTTTCCTTCGGCAATCATTTTTCTAACCTGATTTTTAATTTGGTTCATAGTGACTGTATCTGAAGGTAACTTTTTTAATATTAATTTATTTTTTCTTGTAGATTGGATGTGTCTAACTTTTTCAATAACATCTTCTCTATTTTCAGTTAAATCGTCAGGGTGCATTCCAGTCCAAAGAGTAATATGTTTTCTTTGAATAATTTTTGGGTTGTCTTCAAAAAATATTTGTAAAACACTATACCCTAAGTTAAATGCGTGATTAGCAATTTTAGTAGTAAAAGTTGACTTACCTACACCTGTGGGTGCTAAGATAACACCAATTTCTCCTTTTGCCAAACCTCCTCTCAATAAATTATCAATACCAGGTACTCCAATTGGAATTGGGTGTCTGTAATCATCGTCTAAAACTTCGTCCAAGTTAAAAAATACATCGGTAGTCCCTTTATCAACCTCACCAACTTGTAATGCTCCTCTAACCATTTCTTCTAAGTGGTCATAACTTTCAAAATCACCCTTATCAATAATTGATTGAGCTTTAGTCATAACCTTCTGTAATTCTTGTTGTTTACAGAATTTTAATGATTTTTCTTGAACGAAAGAAGAACCTTCATCAGAAACATTTTTTACTTGTTCGATAGTATCTAAAATACTTTTTTGAGCCATCGGTGAAGAAATTTCTGATTTTGTAAGTTGTTCTAACGTATCAAAAGTTGGGGTGTGCTCATATTTTGAATAGTATTCTTTTACCATTTGGCAAATGATTCGAAAATACTGATTATCGAAATAATGAGGGTCGATTACTTCTAATATTGAATTAGAAAAATCTTTATAAAGAATGATATTATTAAGTAGTTGAATTTGAAATTTATTACCGAGATATCCAAAGTTTTTTTTGTCTGACATGTGATTTAATTTATGTGATTTTTCAATAAATACTATTAGACTAAGGAATAATTTAGGTAGTTATGAGATAATTTTTTTGATGAAAAAATGTCAGTCAACTCCTTTAGTATTGTTTTTATGGATGGCCTAACGTCTAGGGTATATCTTACCTTTGGTGGGTACAATTTAGCATCTATAATACTATGACAAATTGTCTCATTTCCAACCTTTAAAATAATGTTAAATACTTCAGGTCCATCGGTATTTGAAGTGTTTAAAACTGTTTGGTCTTCTTCTATTTGGTATCTATTTTCCAACATATAGAATACTGACTTGTTTCTAAGTTTGGTTTCTAATTCTGTTCTTAAACTTTTAATGTAATTCATTAACTCAACACTACCTTTAGCATTTGTGTTAAATCCTTTTACGTTAAAAAACCTTTGTACTACGAAATTATTGTTCAAAGTAATTAAAAACTCAACTTTAGTTATGTCATTTAAATCTTTCATAATTTTTTTAATTTTTTCTTTTAAATTTTGTTTTTTCTTTTCTTGTTAACTTTAAAAATGGTTTTAAAAAATAAATCCAATTATTATCTGTTTTTGGTAGATACTTAAATAACCCGTCTTCCATCATCATACGTATTAGGTTTTTGTATCCTCTACCATCAGGGTCCAATGATTCTGAATAATACGCCATAACCAAATCTTTACCTTCTTGATTTATTAGTGGTTCATCTAAATCAATAAGTTTTTTATTAATCACATAATATTCATCACCAAATATACCTTCTTTTGTTTTACCAGACAAAAGATTTTGTAATGATTTGTTGTCTTTATTTTCTTTAAGGAGTTCCTCCCCTTTCGATAAAATATCGGATAATTCCACTTCTTTTTCAAGTAGCTCAGGAAAAAACTTAATTAAAGTCTTTTCACCTAAATAAAAAATACCGTCGATATTATCAGATGAATCACCCGTAAGGATTTTAATTGTTTTGACATTATAATGGGGAACTTCAAAATCGCTCATTTTGATAGTGTCCCCCATCTTATAATATCTTTTTGTGGATGGTGAATAGATAGAAACCTTTTCAGATATAAGTTGTGTAAGGTCTCTATCACTTGAGAAAATTGTTTTATTCTCGTCTTCAGAAATTTGACAGTAATACGCAATTAAATCATCTGCTTCTGAATTTTCAACTTCAAGTTGTCTAACAAACATCTCTTCAAGATATTGTTTAACTCGTTGTTTTTGTTCTTCATAAGAATCTTGTTTAATCTCATTGGAAAGGTCTCTACGGTTTAATTTATACTTGGGGTATATCAACCTTCTTTGTGAAGAGTTTGTATCACTATCCCAAAATACTACAACTTTATTATAGTTGTTCTCCTCTAAAAACTTTCTTAAAGTATTCAAAAAGTGCCAAATGGCCCCAATATGTTTTCCTTTGTGGAAATAATCTTTCACACCATGAAAACCAATTTTCATCAAATTGTTCCCATCAACCAATAAGGTTTTTGTCACTTTTTTTGTTTTTAATTGTTACTACTCTACTTCTTCTTTTTCTGCTTTCAAATCAAAGTCACCATCAACTCCGATTATTTCCTTCCAATATTCAGCATAATCTTTTTTGTATTGTTCGATTGATGCCTTTTCTTCGGAAGCTTCTTTTCCCGGTAAGAACCCGTGTGGTGTTACGATAATCTTTCCATCTTCGAAACCAAGTCCGTTGATGTGATTTTTCATAACAGACACTTTTGTTCTTGATGCAAACTTCACAGTTCTCTTATCTTTAGTAGCGGTAATTTTTGTAGTACCCGCTCCTTTTTGATTTCCAAATAAGAATACTAATGAAGAGTTCAACCAAATGGCCTCACCACCTTTTGCTTTAATTTTAGGTTGTCCAAATGGATTATCAGGTAGTTCAACCCAAGGTTGATTGACAATGATTAAGGTATTTTCGTATTTAGAGTCCGCTTTACGTGAACCTGAAATACGTTGGTTAATACCCATACCAATCTTGTCGGCCAAAACACTTGCGTTGTGTTGTTTACCTCCTTTACCTTCGTAAGTCATTTTACAAGGAACAGAACCTACTGAGTCCCACATAATACACAATGAATAATCTAAATCACCCTTTTCTTGAGCATCTAATAAATCATTAATGTAATCTGTGATTTGTTCAATATAATCAAAGTTATTATTGAATATATAAAACCCGTCCCACTCTAATTCTCCTGTTTCTGTATCAACAACTTCTTCACATTCAAACCCCATTAACTTAGCGTGGTCAAAAGACCATTTTTGTTCAGTGATGATAAATACAGGTAAAATACCTTTCTTTTGAGCATCAACCGCAGTCTTAACTAATGCCGTTGTCTTACCTGTATCTGAATGTCCTAAGAACATATTGATGTGTCCCATAGCAGGACCAGGTAAACCAACCGCATCCAAAAACGGAGCACCAAGGTCAAAGAATCTTTGTGGTTTATACTTTGCCGATGTGGAAAACTTTTTTTTCAAAGACCCAAAGTCATTCTTCTTAATAGCCATTACAGTTCGTAAATTTTAAAGTTTTTAATAGTTTCCAACTTGTCGTTTGCATTAGTTAGTTGTTCAACCAAAT